TCTCCGGCACTCCGCCCGGGATATGCACCCAGACCCTGCCATCTTCTATCCTCGTCACCACAGCGTCCTCATCGATCGCCGCAGGCTTCTGCTTTTCCTCGAGTGCCTTTTCAAATCTTCTTGCAAGTTCTCTCAGACTCAGGCCCATACGTTCACCTCTTCAGACACGCTTGTCGTGTCATTGAACTCGATATCGTTCGTCTTTATGCAAAATAGACCAGTTATACCATACTCCGGATAGTGCAGCCGGATCATGTCAGTAGGAAGCACCTCAGGATTGAAGCCTCTCTTGTACGAGAAGGACCTGACAGTCTGCTGCTCTTCCTTCAGACGCCTTGCTGCATATTCTTCGAGCGACTCATCATCATTCAGATCACAGTCCGTCTCTTCCATCCATACTTCGCGTCCTCTGTTCACCGTCGACAGCGAACTGTCCTCGGAGTCATCCCTTGCGATCGCAGCTATATCTCCGGATACGGCGCGGAAGACGTTCGGACACCTATACCAGTCATCGTTCATTTCGACAGGGCCCTGCACGACATCGAACTCTTCGCCGAACACGCAGACCGGCTTCGTCGGCTGCGGTCCCACGAGTATACGTCCGTCTCCCGTTATCCGGAGACGCCATCCGATAGCCTTCAGGATCTTGTCCGTCATCGACAGATGGTTCTCGTTGTCCTCGGCCACTATGTAGTCGACCAGGAGCGGAGATCCTTCTTCCACTTCCACAGGAGCGGGAGTCACCGCGAGCAGATTCCTGATAAGATCTTCACCAGACATCCCTGCAGGTGCATACCAGCCCCGCTCGAGGAGTACATCTTCGGCAGGCTTGAGCACAGAATAGCACTCGAGCGGTATGTTCCTTGAGCTCGTTCCTATGCTCTCGCCCGGGACACTCGCTATCCCCGTAAAGAGCGGAACGTGCTCGGATGAGCCGTTCTGCTCTACGTTCATCCATGCCCTTATCCACTGTTCTTTCTTCCTGTCGAAGCTGCTCACAGATATGTCTGCAGACTGGCGGAGCCCTTCGTCCGTCCTGGAAGCGCTGCCGCTCTTGATCTCGATGCGCTCGCTATCCCGCCAGCTCGCAGGATCCACGATCGAGATATAATATTCAGCGATGTAGCCTTTGCTCCAGTCCATTACTTCCAATCCTCCAGCAGCACACCGTCATAGCCTTCAGGATCAAACCTCTCAGCATTGAACGTGTACTTCCATATATTGTGTGCTGTGCTCTGTACCAGCTCGCGCTGGACGTTTATGTTCGCCCAGTACGACGAGCCGTCCCTTGTCCGGATATGCGCCGGACCAGAGTAGTCGCACAGGAGCGCCAGCATCCTGATCGTGTCTTCATCGTCTGTCACGATCGATGCTTTGATATCTGACTTCCTCTTCACGGTCTTCCCGAAGTATCCCTGCACGGACCCTCCGAGATATGCGACCTCTTCATAGTCCTTGTCAAACTTATCCGAGAGGTCGATGTCATACCTCAGCATCACCTGCTGTCCGTTGAAGTCGATGATGTTCATAGGAACGTCCAGCTCATCGCCATCCTCTTCGAGGAAGTCCTTCCAGGCGAGCGCGTGGCCATCAGCTTCCGACGTCCTGTAGTCGCCATCCTTTGTCACGAAGACGAGCCTGTGGCCGCCCATATCTCCTATAGCCGGATATGGATCCACATACTTCTTGCCGAACTCAGCGCCCGGATATATCAGCTCCGGATAGCCGTGGGACAGACGGTAGATATCCACCCTGTCAGTGCTCACTGCGTTCGCCGGTGCGACAGGCTTGATGATGGCGATGTAGTTCGCCTCATTGACCTGCACTTCGCCTTCAGGCATAAGCGCCTGATGTGTCCAGTTGACTATGAACTCGATCGGAGTCGCCTCCGCGGCTCTTCCGAGGTTGTCCCTTATGATCACGACCAGCTTATACTTCGCTTCGTCATCCAGCTGACCGATGAGATCATCTTTCTCGATCTCTATAGTGCCGCCACCCGGCACCTTCTTCAGAGCTACCGTCTCGCCGTCGTATCCGTTAAAGTTGCGACCATCCGGGCGTTCCAGATGGAAGTCTTCCGCACGCTCGATCGCGACTTCAGTCTCGCAGCTCTCGTCCGCTCCGGCCACTACTACGGTGAGCGGCAGCGCTTTCAGCGACTTGACCGCGATGCTTACGCCGTCCAGCGTGATGGTCTCTGATACGAGGCTCGTCGATGTTATGCTGCATACGAGCTGAGGTGCCACCTGCACCGCTACGATATTGCTCCATGAGTCCGAGAGCTTCCCTGCAGACGACATCACCCTCAGAGCGAGATAGTGTACGGAGTTCGCACTCCATACGTGGTTCTCGTCTTTCGCTTTGATCGTTATCTGCTGCGCTGATACTGTATGCGCTATAACATTGCCGTATGTCGGCACACCTCCGACGATCGTGACTTCGCAGATCTCCGCATACATCTGATGCGTCCCGTCTGCCGCCGAGTATGCCCAGTATGCGTTCACGGATCCATCCGGCGTGATGACGCCCGCGGACAGCGTGAGCTTCGGCACCGATGGCGCTTCCGCAAGGCTCACAGCCTTGAGATCGCTCCACGGTCCGTATGTATAGTCGTCTCCGTTCTTGATGAAGAGACGGACGCGCACGTACCACGTCATGCCTGTTTCGAGTCCGGATATATTCCATTCTGACGGACGCAGGAACGGTATCTCGTAGACGTTAGGCTCGTCAGTGGACTCCCATGCGTCTTCATGATCAGACCAGGCAATCTCCGCTCCGTCTGCATCACTCCATGGCCATCCCCATCCGACTCTGATGGTACCCTTCTTGTCTGTCGGGACCGCTGTCACATTCGACGGCGCCTTCGGCACACTTCCTCCGGACCATATTATTCCATCGGACTTCATCCTCTCGACTACGTTGTAGCCGTCTGCTCCGTCATTTCTCGTGACAGCTGTCGCGGATCCGACGACCGCACGGACGCCGAACGCGATCGCATCCTCGTCATCCCAGTTCGGTCCCTGTACAGTCACACTGCTGGAGCCGTGAGCTATAACACCGATATCTATAGTTGTGCCAGAGCTCGCCCTGTATGTTACTACGAGGAACGAGTCAGGCACTGTGCTGTTATTCGTTGCTGTGATCGTCGCTTTGTGCGTCGTGTTGTTCGCATTCACGGACAGACCTGACGGCGACTTCAGCACTCCGATCTTGGAGAGCTTCGGCTCGCCGTAAGTGATGTTCGCATCGTGTTTCGTGTTTATCCTGACGAACAGACACTCATCCTCGTCCAGCTGATCATCTATGGCAAACGCTGCATGGTCCGTCGCGTCTGTATCCGCAGATATATCTGCATCCGTCCAGGTAAGGCCTGAAGGACACGCGAGCCCCGCGTTCGGAACCGTCAAAACATACTGTGCCTGCGTCTCGTCTATCGGGCGAGAGTTATCTGACGGCGCATCCCAGCCGACATATACATCCATGCCGCTCGCGTTGTTCTCCGCCACATCGACTTCACCGCCGATGGTGGCCTGCTGAGTCTTAGCGTATACGTGCTTCTCGTATACCCATCCGCCAGAGTTATCTCCGCGCGGTCCTCTTGCCTTTATCCGGAACCATCTGGTGTATGATGTTGTCGACAGATTCATTCCCGCTTCCTCGATCGCGAGACTGTCCGTCGCTACCGCAGTCCCGGTGATGTACGTGGAGTCGTTCTTGTCGAAGTTGATCTCGGAGCCCTTCTTTGCATCGCAGTTCTCTACACGGATAGACTCGTACAGGCAATTCGTGAAGACCGCACTCGACGACGTAGACGTCTCCGTCTCCCAGGAGAACGTCGTCTTGTTTGTCAGGACGCTGTCGAGTTCCGCCGTCAGCTTCGGGACCGCCGGGACAGTGATCTTGAACTCTTTGTCGCTATAGTCAGACCAGCCCGGATTTATAGTCTTCTGCTTCTTTCCGCTGCCGGTCGTGTACTTCTTTCTATTACCTTTGACTCTCATCTTCACGGCGAGGAGCTTCGGCTTTCCGGAGTACGGATAGTAGTCTGACAGCCTGATGCTTTCTTTGCGCTTAGTCACATTCTTTCCCAGATCCGTCGCTGGATCCGGCTTCCACTTGTCAGACAGGCCGTCACGGTCTAAAAGATACTGGAACTTCTGTCCGTTCCCGTAGTCTTTGTCGCCTTTGCTCCAGCCCAGGATGAAGTTGGTGCCCTCTCTCGTTATCTTGAGCCCTGTCGGCTTTTTCGTCTTAGACATTACGCTGTCCTCATATCTCTCTTAACGATACTTATAAACTCTTCCGCAGCATCTTCGATATCGGAGATCCCGGATATATTCACATCAAAGTTCTGCACGATCGGCCGCTGTCCGCTTCCTACAGCGTTCTTGATGTCGCTCATAAGATGCTCACGGCCATACAGCATCTCGTCATTATGTTCACCGGCTCCGAAGATCGCTTTGTCTTTGAAGAGATACGGCTCATCTTCAGCCTTCCTGTACCACTTCACGGACAGTGACGGGATCTTGCCCTTCACGAGCTGTCCTATAGTCCATCCCGCAGGCGATATGCTGAAGTGCGGCAGCGGTATCTTCGGATGAGATACAGAGAACCGGAAGAACCCTTTGATGGTGTTCACTATGCCTCTGATGGTGTTCTTTGCCGTCTCGATCGGATGCGTGATGGCGTTCTTCACCGCGTTGAATACGCTCTGCACTGTGCTGAT